TTACAAATCAATATCTAGTTCAATTGGGGCATGATCCCGCCGTTTACCAGAATCAATCATCTTTGAATCCTTAATCTTATCAGCAATCCGATCACTAACTATCCAGTAATCAATTCTCCAGCCAGAATTGTTCTGCTTACTGGTAATTACCCGTTGTGCCCACCATGAATAAGCACCTTCTTTATCTGGATTAAGGTGACGGAAACTATCCGTAAACCCGGCATCCAAAAGCTTTGTAAAGTGTTCCCGTTCTTCATCAGTAAATCCCGCAGAATGATGGTTATTATCTGGGTGTGCCAAGTCGATTGGCTCATGAGCAACGTTAAAATCACCACTTGCCATTACTGGCTTTTGTTGATCCAATTTATGGAGGTATTCACGATAACAATCATCCCATACTTGACGATCATCAAGCCGTTTCAAGCCACTACCAGAATTAGGCGTATAAACTTCCGTAACAAAGAAATCAGGAAATTCAAGGGTAATAATCCGTCCTTCATCGTCCATTGTTTCTGGTGCACCAATTTGCGGATAAGTTACCTGGGGTTCATATTTCTTAAGGTAAAGGTACATTGTTCCTGCGTACCCTTTTCGTGCTGGTTCAACAGAGCTCCGCCAAGCAACGTTATATTCGGGGAAGATTTCTTGAAGAACCGCTTGATGTTTTTTGGTTGGTCCATTCTTTGAAAGTTTAGTTTCTTGAATAGCGATCACATCTGGATTTTCATCCGCAATCTTGTGAAGAACATCGCGGGTTTCACCTGCCCGGGTTGAAGTACCGGTTAAAGCTGCATTGATTGAGTCAATGTTCCATGAAATAAGTTTCATTTTAATTCCTCCACTTATTAAACTCCAATACCTATTATTTCACTATTTGATGCGATTATGAATGTTGTTTTGATTTTTTGGTGGATTATTTTTAAAACAAAAAAAGAACCCTTGATATACAAGAGTTCTTTGATACTACTTGTCGCGACGCCTTTTCAGCGATACGAGTAGCCTTACCAGTACGTTCACGGATTTACAATTGTATTTCTTCAGTATTTCGCACATATCTCGAACTACTATCATTACAAGCTTTTCATTGATTTTATGCTTTAATATTTGCACAGTAATTTCAGTGATTACTCAATTTAAACCTACCATTCGTCTACCGGTAGAACAACCCGACACCTAAAATAGATGCCGGGTATTTTGTTCCACTCAGAATTAACTTGCCTGCATTATAACATAAACTGCTGTTCGCTTTACGGAAACAAAAAAAGACGATATACTTTAACTGTCAAGTCTAGTATATCGTCATTGCCATCAGTTATCCCTGATGGATTTTTTTATTTATACCCCAGAACGGCTTGTATTAAATCATCAACCCTTGAGGGAACCTCTGTATGTTCTAATAGTCTACACTTTCTTTTTCTTACATCAAGTGCTGCTATTTGATCACACAGTAAGGTTCCCATTGTTTTTGTGGCTGGTCCCTCGTGAGTCCAATCAAATGCCAGAGGGTAATAACTCCTGTCGGTTCTCGTAAATGGAATACCCCAAGCAAATGGGCTATGTTCATTAACTTCCTTCTGACTAACAATCAGCCAAGGACGAGTTCCCTTTTGCTCATTAGTGTCATCTGGCTTCGGGTCATTTGACACTAAAATTATATCTCCCCGTCCATAGGGTAATTCCGATAATGCCATTAAACATTACCTCCACTAATTAAAATATTTTCGTGTTAAGACGCTACTTAATTCGCTCGCACAAATAATATTTAATATAGTTCTTCGCCAACAGCACCGCCCTTATCCACCGTTTCAAATGGATAAGGCTTACTACTGTCATAGTTCTCAAACAACTTATTAATCATTTTTTCTTCTTTTTTAGGCTTTATAACGATAGAATCAGTTGTCACATCAACCGAAACTTCTTGATCGGTGGGAGTAATTCCTACTTTTTCTAACATTCCCTTAGGAAGACGAATAGCATTGGAATTACCCCACTTGCCTAGCTTAAGTACCTGTACCAATTTATAGTCCTCCTTTGAAAGTAGACGTCTGTTACGCATACTCACATTGTTTAGTATATACTTGTATCATCAACGTGTCAACGTGTATAAACGATTATAAAGCACAAAAAATCCCTAGCAGTAATTGTATTACGCAACTACCACTAGGGATTAATCTTTATAGTTGAATTGTTTGACCAACAAAAATCATATTTGGATTAGCGATGTGATTCTTTGTTGCTAATGCTTGCCAGGTAGTACCATGTGCGGAAGCAATCCCAGATAAGGTATCGCCACTCTTGACTGTATAAGCGTTAGATTGACCAGTACCGCAAAGAATAATCTTTTGCCCCACATAGATAACATTTGGATTAGCAATGTGGTTAAGGCTTACTAAACCAGAGACGGTTGTACCAAACTTGCTGGCGATCCCACTTAACGTATCGCCCGCTTGAACGTAGTAAGTATTCTGTGATGATGCGTTACCCGTCACTTTCAATACTTGGCCCACTTGAAGCAGATTAGGATTGCCCAAGCTATTAATTGCGGCTAAGTTTTGCCAAGTAGTATTGTACTTTTCGGCAATTCCGCTTAGGGTATCGCCTGATTGCACAATATATGTCCCGGTAGCTGGTTTACCAACATGTTCTACTGGTTGCGGTGCTGGCACTGGGGTACTTGGTACACTACCGCTTGTTTCGCCAGTAGTAAAGGCACCGTCAAAATCAAGGCTGGTGTCAATCCCCATGATTCCGTGATCGGTATATTGCCAAGCATTCGCATTATCAATTCCGAGTGAAGTAACTCCATAGCCAGCAACCCACTTTTTCCGGTTACCAAAACCGTGACTATTTAAAATTCCACCAGTAAAGAAACTCCTCATTGAGTAGACACCAGTGCTCTTATAGCCAAGTGTTTCTACTTCTTGCAGAAAGGCTAAGGTAGCTCCTTGATAATCACTTGCTGAGTTAACCTCTGCATCATCAATCATCAAGGTATCGTCATACATGCCAAACTGCCGAGCAACCTTAACAAAGAATCGAGCTTCATTTTGTGCATCTGGAATTGAAGTATAGCGAGCAAAGTGATAGCAAGCTACTCGTAAGCCAACCGCTAGGGCATTACGAATTTGTGCAGCTGCTCGTGGGTTAATGTAATTAGAACCATCTTCTGAACCTTCTGTTAATTTAACAACAACACCTAATGCACCCTGATTTTTAGCTGCTAGAAAGAATTCTTTTGTATCAGGATTATAACTTGAAACGTCAATAAACGGATTACGTAATGCCATTTTATGCGACCTCCTTAGGATCAATTGCTTTTGCCTTACCGTCCGGGACAAGAACAGTTTCTTTTTGTCCCGACTTGTCCGTCTTTTCTTTCGGATTTGTGGTAGGGGTCAGTGGCGACATTTCATAAGCGGCTTGAACTGCTGACTCAATTGCCTTAACATCAACATTAGTAAAGCCCTGTTTAGCAAGCGTACCTTGAACGATTGCCGTTGCTTGGGCGAACTTAGCGTCACCAGTAAGGTTCTTACCTACTAAAGAATTGACTGCCGTATTAGCGACCTGTTCAATGAAGCTCCACAGCTCTTTTGATTGAGTAGTTTTGGCATGTTGAACCTTGCTGTGTAGTAGGTTCTTCCCGGCGTTCATAAGATAAAAAATAGCGGTCGAAACAACCGCTGTAATTACATATTCCGGAATTGCATTAATGATTGTACTTACCATCATTATCATGTCCTTTCTTATAATCATCACTCAACTTATAGATATATGGCTTTACCCAGCTAGGCAATGGCAAACCCATCTGACCCCAATTTTCTAAAATTGATACAGCATAATACAAAATGTAAAAGCCAACAAAAGCATCACCAGCGCTCCTCATCCCGTTAACATCTAACATTGGATATAAGGTTAGGATCACCAGAATTAGTACACCATGCTTAATCAAGCCATTAGTTCCCTTAGTTGAAGTAGTGCGCTTCGTTACTAAGCTCTTAGCTAATCCTGTTACAACATCAAAAATTACCGCCCAAACAAACCACCAAATCAAACGATTATCTTCCATGCCCTGAAAATGTGTAAAATACATTTGGTGATAAGGAACTGGTGGTGCAGTTAATAGCTGCATAAGTTGCTTACCTTCCTTCTAAATTTTTGGTACAAAAAAAGCGCTAACCGAAGTCAGCGCTGAAACCATTACTTGAACAGTTTACAAATTAGATGTTTAATGTGCTTACTAGGCACAAAGATAAAGATTACACAAAAGTGTATCATTGGAAGGAACCTCCCTCCTCGCACTAGTCAGGTTTCCAAGCCTGCTCAAATGTGCAGTTAGTATTGTACCATATTCATAATGTGATATAATACATGTACAGATAAAGATTACACCGTGTGCAGTGGGTATTTTCCAGCTCACAAGCCGGTATGGGTGGATGCCTTTTTGGCACCCGCCTTTTTTGTTGCTTTTATTTATCTAAGAACTCATGTATAATATAGATGTCTTATCAAAGACACACACTATTTATGGCCCTTGAGGTCGAATTCAAGTTATCCTCCCAAAAATAACTTGAAACATATAGAAAGTGCTAATTATCCAATCCGGAGTTAGCACTTTTTCTTTATAATGGCCGCCCATAATAAAAGCGTGCGATTGCGTTAAATTTTTAACGCTTTCGTACGCTCTTTTTTATGTATTGTGTATTTCTTCGGCGACTATGTGTTAGCTATATATTAGCTATCTAATTTACTATCTAGGCAACCGTAGCTGGTGTTAGAATCTTTTGTTCATCTTCAGCAGAAAGCATTCCGACTTCAACGAACAAAGCCAAATTATCCTTAGTAAATAATCCCATCTTGTAGTAACTGTTGTAATATTCAAATCCCATGATTATACCTCCTATTGTGCTGCCTTAGTATCTCCTACAACCTGCTTCTTTAGTGAAGCAATATCAATCGTTAATCGTGCATTTAGGGTTGCTTGTTCCTTATTTTGCTTCATCAGTTGTGCCAATTGAATCTGCATTTGAGCATCTAACTTTTGTTGAGTTGTTGGTTCAATTGGCTGTTGTGGGTGTTTTGCTTCCCATTCTTCCTTAGTAATTCCCTTCCAAGTTTGCGCTGCTTCATCAAAAGACGGTTCATACAAGCCGTCAGGACAAACAACCGTTGTCTCGTTTGCTTTTAATTCATAATCATCTGCTACTACATCAGTAACAGTTAGCTTCTTAGTTGAAGCATCATACCGATAAATTACGATCATTTTTTATCCTCCTTTATGCAAAATACATGGCATGGATTGAATACTCGTAGTTATTCTGGTCCCAATCACCACCATCAGTTTTAGAAATCGATAACTCATTCTTAGCTGATTGACCATAGAAGTATTTTCCAGAAACCCCTCCTGCAAGTTGCCAAGAAATCGGAGCGATAATGTCAGGAAGTTTTACCCAGCCACCACCACCGTAACCATTAATTCCCTGTGTGAGAGTCGAATGTAGAGAAAGCTCAACAAGTTTTACACCATTTGGGAATTTCATATATCGATAACCACTTGGCTTTGTCTTGAAATCAGTAAACCCACTTTCAAAGACGATGCCGTCTTTCGTCCAATCAGTTACTACAAAATCATTGCTCTTATCTGAAAATTCTCGTGCAAGATTATCAAAAGCTTCCGATACATTGGAAAAGTTTTGGTTAATCTTTTCTGGGCCTTGTTCAATACCAGTAAAAATTTTTTGTAAATCCATTAAACTAATCCCCCTTATAGTAAAGAGCCTTGTAGCCTTCAAAGACTCCAAAGCTCTTGTCTGGTAGTTGTTTCATTGTTAATCCATCGCTCATCAAGTTAAAGCTGTTAGTGATCTCAATCGTGCTCATCCCGTTAGCTGAACTAATCACTTTTGCTGGTAAAATTTGTCGATTACCTCCGCCAAACATGCTCTTGGGCTCCGTCCCAATCGGGACTAATCCCAAGGCATATTCAAGGTAGACTAACGATACCGTTGCTCCAATAGCTAAAGCAACTGGCATTTTAACTTGAATTCCGCGAGTTTTAACCGTCAGGCTCGCCCTTGGACTTTCACGGAAGCCATTAAAGGACACCACTGACAAATTATAAGCAGTGTTGGGAGTTAATCCCGTTACTTGATACTGCTTGTTGTTCACCGTGCCAATTAATTGATCACCGTTTCTGATTCGATACTGCATTCATTATCAGTCCCAACTTAGGTCAAGCGAATTTGGTGTCACATTACTTGCGGCTAAGTTGGTCACGTTAACCAGCGCTTCGTAAACCGTTAAGTTAATCACATTAGAGACCTTTTCACCAATTTTTGCAGTAATGGTTGCCGTCCCCGGAGCAATTGCCTTGACGTTTCCAGAATTATCAATCGTTGCCACTTGCGGGTTTGATGAGGTCAATACTGCTGCACCGTCGGTTTCATTAGCCGGCGTAATCGTAATGGTAACCTTAGCTGTTCCACCAACTTCAAGTGCTGTCTTGTCAATTGCCAAAGTAATACTTTGAACTGGAATAGCACTCGTCTTGACCGTAATCACGTTAGACTTAGCACTCTCTCGTAAGCCATTGTAAGAACTAACAGCGAAACGATAAGTTGAATTAGCCGTTAAACCAGTAACGGTATATTCTTTCTTGTTCTCAACTTCGGCAATCTTCTTCAGTTCGCCATCTGTTCCAGTTCCTTGATAAATATAGAATTTCATTAACTAATCCCTCCATAATAATCGTTGCGTGTGTTCATCAATATAGACTGCTCGCAAGTCTGATGGACTTGTTGGCTTTGAGAAATACCCAGTACCAGCTGATAGGTATGAACTACCCTTACCATCGCCAGATTGAGCCGAAGTATCGTTGATATTATTTCCTAAATCAATCTTAATAGTGCGATTCTCATCAATAATGTACCAACCACCGGCCTTGTAGCTTGGTGTTCCTTTAAGATAAAAGTTTCGAGGAATCCGGACCACAATCGTGTTAGCGTCTGGATAATCGGCTTCACATGGAATATACTTCGTGTTATTTTGACCGAATCCCGTCCGACCAGTACCAAGTCCATTAGTTTCAGTCCCGATAGCATCTTCGTAGTAGAAAATATGGGGGGACTGGATAACCAGCTTGATTGTGCACGATTTTAATTGAGTACCCATACATCAGGTCTTCAAGGCTATCAGCACTAATCAAAGATGAGTTCCGTTCCGCAACTAAGCCCATGTCAGTATTAATGCTAATGACGTTCTGCTCATCTGGCGTTTCGTCCTTATGTTTGACTCGAATATTCCAGTAGGCTCCGTGACCATCATCGTAGTTATCCCAACCATGCGTAATTGCAAGGTCACCGTCCATCAATGCTGTGTACTTCTGCATCGCATTAACGGTGGCAAAGTGGAATGGCCGGTCATGGAATTGGGCTTGTTTAAGGATCTCTTGAATCTGCTTAGCCATCGTTAACAGCGAAGAATACTTCGTCATTAACCCCTCTTTAGGATCATCAACGGCTGCTAGAGCATCTTGCAGAGATTGCTTATACTTTGCTAACCATTCAAGGAATTGTTGCTTAGTATCATCGCCAAGCTTATCTAACTCCTTTGAAATGGTTGTTTGCTTAGTTTGCAAATCGGCCAGGATCTTTTCAAATTCTTGTTCTCGTTCAATACCTTCTTGACGGAGCTTCTCTTTAGCGTTAGTCAACGCAATATCCAAATCACTAATGTAGAAGTCACAAGCTCGTCCCATTTGAGCAACACCGCCCAGAACCCGGAACCAAATATTAACTCCCGTTAAATGTGTATGGCCACCATCATCGGAATCATCAAGTAACCCAATAAAGCCCTTGAAAATTCCTTCTTTAGGGAACATCTGCTCAGGAAACCGATATAGTGCTTGACCATTGGCCTGACAATCCTTTGGATCACCTGTTGATGAAACCGTTCCAGCATCAGGTGCCATTTGCAGGTTCTTTTGATCATCAAATGAATAGTGGCCAACATTTCCTTGAATAAAGGGCTTCATACCTGAAACATCTAATAGCTGTCCTTGATAATACCAAACAATTTGCAGACCAAAGTTATTATCACCGACTCGCCCTTTAAAGTAAGGCGTTAGGTCAAACACTTCGGCCCCCTCTTTAGCAATATCAATCGCTATTCGGTAATGCCGACCGTTATTATTATGTGTTACCTTAACTGGCAAAATTAATCCCTCCTTTTCTAACTAATTTCAGATGAAGTATCTGTATCGCTAATATCAATAATGCTGGTCTCTCCGTCATTATCAGTAACAGAGATTCCAGCATCATTAATTAATTCAGTTTGAATATCATCTTTGTTCAAATCATTATATTGCTTCGTTAACCTAGCAATATTTTTGTCAATCTCGTTAAGTTTTTGTTCAACCGCCCGAGCATTCTCGGCTAACATCCCAGGTAATTTTGCATTAGTTGCTAAATCATTAATATGGGGCATCTTAAAGCTCAAAATCAATCACCTCAGTTTATCTATTATCATTACCTCTACCAGGCTTATTATTTTCATTTGCGAAATGGTCTTCACGCCGAGAGCCTGTTCCACTAAATGAGTCCAATACACTAATGTTTTTATTGACTTCTCGGATATCACTCCAGATTGCATTAATTGCATCCTTCATGGCTAATCCTGTGTTATTTAGAGATAGTTCCTGATCTCCATTTGGATGGAAATACTCATCGTTCCCTTGGATTCCCATTAGTGTAACGTCCATATCTAATTGGAGTTCAGGTGCAATTAGTTTCCATACATCGCCAAGGTTCCCTGGGTTACCAGAATATCCATTAATAGTTAATGCTGCTTTAGGTTTATGCTGAACAGTATTTTCAACATATTGTTTTAAGGCATCCATATCATAAATAGAATCCTGAATAATCGGTGCTCCACGATGAAGATGATATTTCTTTATGCTATCTTCATCCTGATAATGGAAATGAAGCAAATAGTAAACCTCTGTTGTAGTAGTTGTGCCACCTTCATTACTCCCTCCAGAAGCACCACCATTTTTTATGGTTTCTAACGGATCAAGCCAAGTTCCATCATTTAAGAAAGCATGATTAAATGCTTCTTGAATGTTATGCCTAGTAATACCTATATGTAAATGATCTGTATCACGATAACCAATTACGTCACCAGTATTAACATGTTGATTCATTGCAACGGAGAAGTTATTTCTACTTGAAAATGCTTCTTGATATTCAACATTTAAGCCCGTTTCATCAGTGATAACGATATACCACTTAATCTCGCTGCCACCCCAAGCAATTGAAGTAACAGTTCCTCCATGAATAGCGTGGACTTCACTTCCTGGATGGTCAACAGATCCAAAATCCAACCCGTCATGAAAACCATTAGTTCGGAATTCTCCGCCTGGCTGAACCCCAAATAGTTGACCGCTCGAAAAGCTACCCTCTCCAACACTTGAAAAAGGCCATCCCCAATTACCACCAGTTTGGACTTGAATAGTAGCTTTAGAAACTGGTGCTCCCTGAGGCGACCATCCTGAATGACCTGTAATCTGGTTACGCCAATTAGGAACATTCATCAAAGCTACTAATTGATCTAATCCATGCCAAATATCTGTGTAAGGTGGACGAGAGTAGTAGTCAAAGGTGCTCTGTTTGAATTGAAGCAGTCCTTTAGCAATACCATCGGATAGTCCATCATCACCACCCTTAGCATCTTCTTGACCACTTGATTCAAGATTAATTTGAGCCAAAATTAAATTAATATCATTTTGAGAAAGATGTTCACCAACTAATCCAGCGGCATTTTGAATCACAGGAGTCCAGTCCCCGTTTTGAGGTTCGGTTGCTCCATTGCCGCTTGCCGTAGTGATATCTTTCTCCATTTTTCCGCCATAAACTTCACAATCATTCACTAAATCAACTACATCAGTTTGCAAATCAACGTTAGTCATATTATGCAAGTAGCGAAATTGTTTACCTGTTTGATGCTTTAAACTTTCAAGATCATAAATTTTAAGCGTGTAGTTATCTGGAATATAATACGCACTGAATAACAAGAGATTTTGACCTAACCAATCATACAAGGATCCTGTGCATTCAACCGCTGCCTGAGGAAAATTACCATGCAATTCGTACTTGATATTTTGATCATTATTATCCAGAAAGTTATGAAGACAAGCGTCTAATGAGGTGGTTTGCTTATTATCCGTTTCTCTAATCACAGTACCAGCTTGTTGACTGTCACTAGAATCATCTGATGAATCATTACTTGAAGAGTCACCACCACTTATTTCAGGATTATCCTCTGTTGGTTGTGATTTATCTAATCGTACATTTTTCATACTATCAATAAGCGTATGTGTACAAGTTATTTGTAATGTAGCGAATCCATTTTCATCAGAATCAACTTCTCGTTGTTGAATATTGAACCATTGACCATCGTACCAAACCAAGCACTTTTCCTTAGCAATGTTAAAAACATCTTTATATTGTTCGGTGTATGTCAAAGTAAAAGAAATTTCATAATTTGAATTTAATTGAAAATTACGCTTAAACGAATTATAAAGATCATTCCAATCAACACGAAAGGCATGTTTTCCATCCGCTGATTCAATATAAACCTTGCTATGTAAATCACTCATGATAACCACCACATCGGAAAATCAAACATTACTTTCCCAGCAAAATTCTCAATATGAAATTCATTCTTTCCAATTTCTAAAGTCAAAACTCCACAATTAGTATCTAGAAGACATCCTTCATTATTCAATTTAGGATTTACTCCATCTAATACAAAAGTACCATTGAAAGCTCTCGCTTTAGTTAATACATCTCCAGTGGTTTTATTAGTAATTTTTAAATTACCGCTAGACTGTCCCTGACAAATCAACTTAAATTGATGACCTCTTCGTTCGGGATCAATCAACACATCCGATAAATTGTAAACATCAAAATCACTATTAGTAAACGTGTACTGCGGATCAATTTCTTCAGGTAGATTGCTATTAACTCCCCACACATCATCAGGATATTGTTGTGAAGTCCCAATTGAACGACTTAACCCTATTAAGTCTGTAAAGGTTACCTCACAAGTCCAATGTCTTTCGTCTGAATAAGTTACCTCACCCATTGAAGCAGTGCCATAATACATACGATTAGACCAATTACTAAACGTAATCCAGTACGGATCCCGAGCAACCAAAAAACGCTGTGCTGCTTCAAAAGCTAACATAGCGTCTTTTTCATTGATTCCGTTATACATTAATTCTATTTTTAGCTGCCTACTATCATAAGTAGTCGACATTAGCCTTGAACCGTCAGATAATCCCAACTTTTTAGTGTTATCTGTCCGCTTTGCAACTTGAACATCTGGTGCACGATAACATAATACCCCATTAATCGACGGTACATCGTAGCAACTAGTCCAAGTTTTACCCTCATCAATGCTTATAGCAAATTCAATTGGATCAAATGGAGGATTAACCATATCAGCAAAGCCATAGTGGTGTGGCTTATCATCCCGCTTAGAGAAAACTTGAATCAATTATTATTCACTATCCTTTCGTTAGAGAGTATCTCTTGGCCTGAATTCGGCCTAGTTTTTTACTGACCTTTTCCGAATCTAAATATACGTCAGTATCTTGACTTTCAATAGCAACTAGAACTTTACCTAACAGATCAATCATCTGGTCTAGCTTGGAATTGCCACTATTATTAACGCCTTGAGTAGCAGGTTGCGCTTGAGCAGTAGCTTCAAATGCCTTATCTAATAGTGGTTCAGCACTTGTAGCATATGGATTAAGAACAAATTCATGATGTTGCGGATTATCGCCAACCCAGCCAAGCATTTGAGAAGTAATTTCTCCCCCTGTTGCCCAACCGCGTCCAGGAATCCCAAATGAACCCCAGCCACCTTCACCACCATTGTTTAAACAATTAATAGCAGCTAATATTTGGTCATATCCACTCATGATATTTCCGTGACCTGAGATGGCCCAATGACGAAATGTTCCTGGCTTAAACTGAAGAAGTCCTGTCGCACGACCGTCAGATAAGCCATCTGTTCCACCAATTGCGCTAGGATTTCCTTTAGATTCAGTATTAATCTGAGTCAGCATTTTTTGAATTTGACCACTTGATAGTTGAACACCTAGTTGTTTAGCAGCTCGCAAAATATACGGGCGCCAACGAGCAACACCAGCACCACCGGGATTTGCTTCTAATAGCTTATCTAATACTGGTTCAAGCTGTTTAGTGATCCAGTCGCCCATTTTGTCAGTAAGCTTATCCCAATTGCCTTTTGCCAAATCGCCAAAATTAGCGGCATTATTATACATACCACCAACAGCTTTTTCAACCACCTTTTTAACTTCTTCAACCGGATGGTCTAAGAATTTCATTAATGCATCAATCTTATCGCCAATCCAACTCCCAATATTATCAAGAGTTCCCTTAGCCCAATCAATAGCATCGTCAACAATTCCACCATCTGCGAAGTGTTTAGCACCTACAATACCGCCAGTTGCATAATGATCTACCCCAGCCATTCCCATAATGGCTTTGGTTTCAGCACCACTATATACTCGGGCACCTTCAGGTAAAAAGCCAGTCCAATTTCGTTCTTGACTCATAAAAAGGCCACCATCAGGCATTTGTACAAGCTCTTTCCAATCAGGACCATCTCCATCATTAATCACTGATAAATGACGATGGACTGTCCCACCTTGAGCGAAATGTACCTTTCCTAATTTCTTTATTCCGGTTCCGTGACCAGTAAAGAAGCTCCAAACTTTATCAATACCACCAATTCCGGCATTAATAATATCAATCACTGCATTAATACCATCTTGTGCTGCCTGTTTAATCCCATCCCAGATACCTTTAAAAATATTTGAGAAGAGATCCCAGCCAGCAGACCAAAGCTTATTAATAACACTTATCCCCGAAGAAATAACATTATGAATATTAGTTATTCCATCAGATGAATGTTGTTTAATAAACTTCCAAGCTTGACGAGTAAAGTTACTAATGTTGGTCCAAGTTTGATCCCAATTTTTCTCAATACTCTTTGTTTTGGCACTAGCAGCTTTTTTTACATTTTTCACTCCATTAGCAACATGCTTTCTCATATTGCTCCAACCCTTGCGAGCACCTTTAGCCAACGAATCCCAGAAGCCGTTCCATTTCTTAACTAGTTGTTTATGCGCTTGCTCCTGTTGCTTATCCATTTTCTTGGAATACTGCTGATAAGATTTACCTGCGTCCTTGAAGAACTTTCCAATCGACTTCTCCCAGCCAGTTTTTCCGGTAAAAGCATTTTTTATTGATTTTCCAATCTTTTTGCTAGTACTAATAATTGCTTTACTATCCTTAGCGAACGCTTTACCAATATTACTTAATTGCTTAACAAAAGCCTTACCCCAACTTGATTTACCAGTAAATAATCGCTTGATTGAATTACCTAATCGATTAACCGCATCACGGAAGGGTTTAACTTTCTTATAAGCAAGTACCAAGATAGCAATAACTGCGGTTAGCGCTACAATAAATAATCCGATTGGATTAGCAGAAAGTGATAGATTAACAAGTCCTTGTGCTCCAGCAAAAAGTTTGCTTGCCTTGGTAACAACATTTAATACAACTTGGTGTGCTAACAAAACAGTATTATAAGCCGCTATTGCTCCTTTTAGCGCTATAACAGGTCCAAGAACAGCACCAAATATTCCCCCAAGTGCTTTAACTCCACCACCGAACTTGCTAAATTGAGATGATAATCCGGTAATCTTTCCAACATAAGCAAAGAATTTACTAATCCAAGTAATTGCAGCTGAGAAAGCGTCAGAAACCAACTTAACTGCTCCAGCCATGACAGTAAACGATTCTTTCATTCCTGCCCAGACGCCACTTGCAAACAGTTTTAATACTGGTGATACAGCTTGATAAAGCTTAACAAATGGAGATACAAGACTAGATATTAATGTAAACGCACCACTAAAAGCTTGTGCCATCACTTTACCAGCATTCTGAAATCCTTTTTGGGTTGCTGGATCTAACATCCATTTAGATACGGACGCATAGAATGGACTTTTCATTTCGAAGAATGGTTTTTCAAAAGCACCAATCAAAGCGGGAGTTTGTGACTTAATCGTCCGTTCCATTCCCCACATTGATTGCATCATGTTGTCAGCAGCTTTACTATATTTACCACTACCAAGCTTCTCAAAAACCTCTTCTAAATCCTTACCAGTAATCTTCCCAGCAGATGCCATTTGACGCATTCCAGCTACTGAAGTATTAAAGTGCTTAGCCATCGCTTCATCAATCATTGGAAAATACATACCAATTTGGTTAAGTTCACCCTGTGTAACTTTACCAGTAGCAAGTCCGTGAACCATATCCTGTTCAACTTGCTTCATTTGGTCCGAGGTTAACCCAACTGCATCCCCCATGTTAAGCATTGCCTTAGTCATATCATCAGCTTCACTCTTTCGTGAATGTAGATGATAAAATCCTTGTTCCAACTCGTTAACAAGATCTCGTGATTGACCAGTCTTAACAGATAGTTCGTTAATAGTATCAACCATCGCTTTACCCTTATCTGCATTACCAGTAAGTGTAAGCCAGGTTTGATTCATCTTTTGCTGTTCAGTGTTGAATTCCATACCAGCGGCAGCAGCTTCTTTTAATCCATTGCCAATGGCATAAATCCCACCAAGAGCCGCACCACCAAGAAAGGTCCCAGCCATTGTCATTTTTAAATCAGAAAATGACTTCTTAGTATCGTTAACTTGGTTTTGCGCTTTCTTTAGCTGTTTACTAAGACGATCTTTAATAGATAAAGTCGTTTCATGCGACTTAGGAATATCATGAACTTTTCTAGCAAACTTACCTAAATTACTATCTTCAATCTTGGCCTTAATTTTGGTCCAATGCTCTTTAGGAACAGCTTTTACTTTTTCATTCAAGGAAGATAGTTGCTCTTTAATGGCAGTTGTTGAAGAAGTTACTTGATCCTTATACTCTTTGTAACTATTTGAAGCCTTTTCAGCTGACTCTTTGGCTTTATTACCATAGTTAGTCCACTTATTGCTCGTTTCAGAGACTTCATTACTAGTTTGCTTTGCAGCTTCTTCGGCTTCTTGCATAGCATTTCTGGCTTCTTTAACGCCTTGTGTAACCTTATCAATAAATCGCCACACAAAGTTTTTTTCTACAACTGCACTACTCATGAGTTATCCTCCTTTCCTTGTTGTAAAAGCTGTATAAACAATCGTTGCTTGTTAGATAATTTTGCTGGTTGATCTGCTTTATTGAGCTTATCCATCAACTCATCATTTCGTTGCGTTAATGTTTCGTAAAGTTGATCAAGCACAGCATTATTCACTGCATCTGGTGAAGCTGTTCTTTGCGGAATTTGTCTAGCAGTAATTGTTTCATGACGTTGGTCAGCTAGTTGGAGCTGATAGCCACGCTGAACTGCCTTAAATTCTTTTGGAGATAAATCATTTAATTCGGAAGGGGTGAGTCCAATCCGTCTTGCTTCGGCGATGAGTCGGTAGGCGTCAAAAGCTTCTTGAGTTTGTTGGTTTCCTCTTGAATTTGTTCTAAGCCCACTTGCATTTGTTGCCGTTTTTCTTCGTCCTTCATCTTTTCTAATTGATCCTGAACGATGTCCGCGTTCTTTTCGTTGTTCTTCACGTATTCGGATAACTTCCGAGCTAAAAAACCATTAGTTTTCAGACTATTAATAATGTCATCAAAGGCCTTGTTAGTCTCATCATCACTATTAAAAATTAGTGATTCCAAATTTTCTTCGATTGTTGATTCTGCTGGTTGAGAACGCCGAAGATAAGCTAATGAATGATAGTAAGCTTTAACAACCATATCAACATTTTCATCAATCAAGCCAGCGACCAAACTCGAAAAGCCATCTTGGTTATTGCTCTTCAATTCTTCGTCATCGCGAGTTTGTCGATAGAATGCATAATTAAGCTTAGGTTCGTAAGTAGTACCGTTAATAGTCAATGCTTTCATAATTAAAAATTCCTCCTAATATTTATGCTTTTGGAGCTGAACTGTTAGTGTTAGTCGTTGTCCCGTGAGCTTGCATATATTGGTCCATTGGTGATAGTTGTGGATCTGCGGTTCCACCAAAATCAGTATTGTGGGCGAAGTCATACATTTGTAGTCCAACCTTATAAATAGCTGGATCCAATTCAGCTTGTTTAGTGACCCCTTCTTGAGATTCACCATCAACGTTGTAAGTAATGTTAGAGTGCAAAACGTTGTTGACTGCTTCTGTATCAGGCATCCCATTAGGATATGCTTGAGCAAAGGTAGCCGGAACAACAAATTGACCAGGAGCCTCTGGATCATCACGTTTTCCATTAAAATCGAATCGCCAAATGCCTACCTTTAGTCCTTCACGAACAACCCGCTTTAATCCTAGATACAAATCATCAGTTAAGTTTTGCCAGTATGAATCTACTACGAATGTTTCGGATAATGCTCCTGGCAACTGACCAGTACCCTTTTTTAGTGTCAACTTGGTGCTTGCGGGGGTCATGGTTGTTGAAGTCGCTGCTTGCTGACCTAACATCCGAATTAAGTCGCTTGGCTTATCCCAGGGCAACTTAATACCATAAATAATCAAATCTGCTTTATGAAAATCATTCATATCTAATTTGTGATTTTCAATTGTTGTTGGCATAATTAATCAACTTCCCTTCTTGAAATTGCATAAACTATAAAATCAAACAAAAAAGCCGCTCTTTTAAGCGACTCTCCTTGATATGACTCATCATCTAAAATGCGCCCACTATAATCATCAAAATGTGATTGCCAGTGAGCGCATTTTATTCGTTGCATAATATTTCTAACTTGATTACTTACATCTAGTAATAAATCAAGTCGTTCTGGTTTGCTATAAACATCAACAGATATTGTTAACTTAGTTTCCTCAATCCCCTTGTAAGAGCGAGGTTCGTTTTGAATGTTACTTAAATCAATAATTACCTGTGGATATTCAGCATCATGTTTTTGCCCGTCATAAAAAACGGGTGCCCTTACTTGATGAAGAGCCATTTTAACCTGTTTGATAAGGTCTGCTTCTGGTCCCATATTCTCTCCTACTCTAATGCTTGTCGCATTGTATCCTCAAACTTCTTATCAAGACGAGCAGCTACTTTTTCGCCACTTGGTTTCATGAACGGTTCTTTAGGATTATGCCCTTTACCAAACTCAACCGCCGTGCCGTAGTAATAAGCATCTTTATTCTTCGAGGGCTTATTTACCTTGCGTACTTTCTTAGTTCCTTGCTTAATCTGCTTTCGAGCTTCGTCAGCGTCCTCAGAGGTTGCTAACGGTACAACGCTAACTTTCATACCATCTTCGCTAAATTCGGGTGTGATACTACCTTGAAGCGTTCCAGTTGGTACATAACCACTTTTGCTATGCCCCACTTTTTGACTTTCAATCTTTTGGGCTTCGTCAACTTCCTCAGCTGCCGCATTACGAATAAAGATTTTACTAGCCACCTTAGCACGTTCATATTCACGATTGAACTCTGCCATTGCTTCAGGCATTCCCATACGTGCTAAAGCTTGTGCCCTAGCCCTTAACTGTTCAAAATTTTTCATATCAACACTGAAATTAACTCGTGGCAGATTCTCATAGCTATCATTTGGCATTGAAAATCACCTCGCTGTTGATGATATAGAAGTCAGTACGATTAAAGTGTCGCCCAACTTTCTGTATCTTATGGGCGTTATTGCCTGTGTTAGGGTCATAATCTGAAAGTCCGATTTTATCAGCTTCACATTCACCGTAAACACGTACGATTGTAGCGTCATACATTTCACCATTAGCCAACGTTAAATTAGTACGCTTAACGTTGGCTTTTGCCTTAGTAGCCGTTGAAGTACCCTCAAAATTTAAATCATCGCCACCGTTAGCAGTTTCAGTAATAAGGTAAACTGTCTTGTCGTATCTCATTAGAACCACCCTATTGCATTACCGGTTAAATCATCATTCTTACCAGTAGAGTCAATCCAAGCTTCAATATCAGGTAAATAATCTTTCAAGTCATTTGAGTTAAAGGACATCGATAATCCTTCTTCTGAAATGCTGTTCACACCCTCGTTATGAAACTTGTTGTATTTTGCTAACGTCAACTGGTCCACCAAATAATTCAGTTCAGTTGGGAACGTATCATCATCAAGATACTTGCGAATGTAAACCATAATGGCTTGCTTAGCCTGCACAATGTAAGCTTCAACGCGTCCTTTATTAGCATCGTCTAAATCGATTCCTAACAAGGTTTGCATACGCTGAATATCGTTTGTTGCGTCTAATTCAGCCATTTAATCACCTCATTACTTAGCAGGCGTTGGAGTCGATGTAGTAGTTTGCTTAATTGCTTCGTCAGTGGTTGTGAACTTAACGTAAGGCATAATCTTAGGATCGAATACTCGATTCCAGTATTTACCATTTGCTAAGTCTTCCATACCAGGGAATGGCTTATTAGGATTATCTGCTGCAAATGCTGATTCATTCCAGCTCATACCTTGTGGAGCCAATACAAAGCGACGACGACTAATAAGATAGTCAACACCTTGGAAGCGTAATGCGTCACGACCTGTTTCGGCAGCACGTGGAGTTGGCAATTCAGACCAGCCAAATGCACCAGAAGCAAACAAGTAGCTAGTATATACACCATCTTTTACAGGCATTGTGTCATCAACGATTACTCGTACACCCTTAATAGAGTCACCAGGGTTTGGAGCTGAAATTTGAGTTGGTAATTGATTACCGTTGATTAAGATAGTGTTACCAGTCTTTGGATCAGTGATGTTAGCATTTTGTAATTCTTTCAAGATATTTGAGTGAACTACAACAGTTGCAAGATCACGGTAACGATCACCTAATTGGAAACGTGCTTCGTTAAAGTTTTTAAGTGAGAATGTGTTATCACTTCGCCGATTATCAGCAGCATTAAATTGATTCTTGTCTTTCATGCTATCTGAAGCATAAACACCATCCATAGTGCCCAAAAGAATCTTTTCGTTAATATGACGCCAATAAGTTTGAACAGAAGTACCAATGTTGCCAAGTGGATCAGTTCCAGATAATTCGCCGGAAAGGTCGGTAGCACTCCAAGCTTGTAAGAAACCATAAAGCCGGGCTTGTGCTAATTGAGTACCAATTGTATTGAGCGTAATGTCCTTGGTATCATCAATATTTTGTGGCGCTACGTCTTCAAGAGGCTTGAACATTGGAATGTTTACCAACTTACCACCGCCAGTAAAAGCAGAAGCAATACTAGGTACCGCTTGAATTACACCAGATTGAAAGAATTGGTCTTGTTCTACTGATTGTTGAGCTTGATATGCCGCCCAACCTTCAGGGATTTGCATATTTGCTAATTGTGTAGCTTTTTGAATATCAGCCATTTACTATTCACTCCTTAATTCATTTTTCCAACATAAAAGCCCTGCTTAGGTTGCGCTTGCGCAATCATTTGCCGGGCTTTTTCTGGGTCTTGATTAAAAATTTCTTGTTGCTTCGTTAAATTAAAAGCTTGTTCAGTCCAAGGATTATCATTTACTGATACAGTGTTACTACCATTACCACCTGTTGGATTTCGCTTACCTTGCATAAGTTTCTCAGTAGCTTCTTGAACTTTCTTATTAACGTATTGATCTAACAAATTTAAACGTTGTGAGGTTTCCTCATCATCAGCACCCATCAAAAGCGGGAGCATATCAGTAGTAATACCCTTATTAACAAGCATTGATTGAGTCTGAACTTTGCGAAGTTGGTGATCTAATTCTTGTTCTTTCTTTTTAACAGCATCTTCACGATCCTTTTGTTCTGCCTTAGCCCGTTCCTCAGCAGACATCTTGGTTCGAGCAATCGCTTTATCAATAGCATCTTTCTTTTCCTGCTCTGCTTTGGTCCGTTCCTTAGCAATCTTAGAATCAAGTAAAGCACTGATAGCCTTTTGCTGTTCTGGCGTGAACTCTACTTTAGGCTTCTCGTCTTGCCCCTCATTTTGAGCTGGCTGATTATCCTGTTCTTGTACAGGCTGTTGAGTTTGAACTTCATTTTCGTTTTCCATTTCAATACCTCCGTTTTACATCCGTCGATGAATTCCGTTTATCCTCCGTCGAGTAAACCCGTCCGCTCTTTAACGCCTGTCAGCACGTTTGAAGGCATGATAAAAGCGACCGTTGTATCATTTGCAATAGTCGCTAATCTTTTAGGTCATTATTGATATGTGGCTTTTTAAAATAAAATAGTCCCGGATAATCTATACCTTTTAATTTACCAATTACTTTGATAGTTAATTCTGAATAGCTTGAAGAATCAGGACAATCTAATTTCAGACTGGTAACTCCCCTAATTCTTGTGCCATTGATATATAAACCATCATCTTTTATTTCAAACTTATCCATGATATTACCTCACAATCCTAAATCTTCTAGCGCTTCCTTAACTGGCGTTTCAGCTGGAATGATATTACATGCACAGCGAGGATGAAATGGCGGTACATTAATACCTATTACCATGCTGTCAATCTTTACTTTTGTTCCGTTCATCCCCTCACAGTATTTACATACGTTCGTACTGTGGCGGCTTACAACTTTAACGTACTTATATCCATTATTTTTAAGTTGCTTTGCGGTTACTCGCATTTGTTCTGCTTTCGCCTCAGTAACAAATATCCGTTCAAGGTTCGCCTTTGTTTGCATATACTTCTTCTGAATAGTTGAACGCCAATTGTCAGACGTATAATTCCACTGCTTGTTACCCTCTAACGCTTCTTTAGCTGCCTTTTTCAACGAATTAGGATTCATATGATTGCGTACTTGGTAATCAATCACTTTATCTAAATCCATTGAGAGGCGCTGCGCATGCTTAAAGATAAGCGGCAGTGTATCTGTATCATTACCCGTCTGAACAGCCACACGCATTAAGGCTCGGCTCCTCAATTGGGTATTATATCCACCGTGCTGTTTACCAGTTAATTCAGTAACACGATTAACGAGCTCTGTTTGCTGCTCTTCTAGTCGCCTTGCAATGTCTAATCCGAGCATAGCTATGTTAATTCGGCTTGTAAGCTTTGCTACGTCCGAATTAGTCTTATACGGTAAATTATTCAGCAAAGCACCTAAAACAGCTCTTTGTTGCTCTGTGTAAGCCAGAGTGCGTAATTCACGTAGAGCATCGAACACAGCTTTAACATCTGCGGGGTCTGCTTTGCTATTCCACTTCAAACCATTATTGAAAAAGTGGTCAAAAGTAACTTCCTGCTTATGTTCAGCACGTTCAACGGCTTCCCGTAATGCCTGCACACTAGGACTATTCGGATTGAATATCTTGTCTAACTGGTCAAACCATTCTTTATCCGTCATTACTTATCACCCTTTGGCTGTTTAACTTGTGCAGGTTCGCCAGTAGCAAATACTTCACCAATGCCAGTACGACCGTTCTTATAGTCATCTGACTTCTTGGATTCTTCATCTGCTTCATCATCAATCCGCTGCTGCTCATCGTCAGGTGATACACCAGTGATACGCTGTGTAATCTCCCGTAATGACTTCATACTTTCAAGTCCTGGAATGCCAGACAAGGTTTGCACAAGTTGCGCTGTTTCCTCGTCATTCTTTGGCAAGTTAGGATCAAAGTTAGGCTTGACCATATCAGCAAGAACAGAAATATCATTTTCGCCAGGTAAAGCATTAATCTTGTTCCAATAAGCAATGCAGGCGCTAATACGAGCACGTAAACTACGCTTATATAACGCTTCTTGTATCTTGCGCTCTTGGTCGCTTCCCCAGAGTTTATAGCTCATTGCAACACCAGAAGCGTTAGAAGCAAAGTTAGGATCATTGACGTTTGGTGTGTTGGTATACTTGTGAATTTCATTAATTAGGAAATTAGTGTACGTGGACCACCCAGCCGAGTCGTATTGCTTGGTAACGTATTGAAGCGTTGGAGTTACAACTGTACGCTGCCCCTCACTCAATCCAGTCCGTGCAATGTAAGGCTCTAAGTAGAACATGTGATGTTTAGGGTCAATAATAGGCTTAGGCGGTACTAACACAATCGGTTTCCCGTCTTTGCCTACCTTGATGTTTCCTCTATCGTCCATTTCGTAAACTGGCTTAGTCTTATTAGCAAAACGACCAGTTGCCACCATTGCCGCATCGTTAAAATCCTCTTGGAAGTTTGCCATTGTGGATATTGCCTTGTCTAAGGCGTCCATCTGATCAATTTCAGGCTCCCAGTCACCGATACGCTCATCGTTATTCTTATATTCAGTTAGTGGTACACGCTCAAAAAAGTGTGGTTCTGCACTATCTAACACCGCATTATTAACAGGCGAGTTAGTTTGTGGTAATCCACCATCTGAATGATAACGATAAATCATCGAATCAGTGTAAATTTCATAATTCTCTTGTAGCAGCTCATCTAAGACCCCAGTTTGATAATAACGAACAGCAAACAATGGCTGAGCTTTGATTGAATCATCATAAACAACAAAACATGTCGTAGGGTCAACCTTTGCTAAGTTAAGCGTTGTTTCACCAGCATTAACGTAGACTAGATCATATGCACGCCCAGTGATTGACAAGTCTTTTTTTAGCATTTCGTCAATGTAAGGTGTATTTGAGCTGTCATTATAGTGCGTTATCAAGTCATCTAACGTTTTGGACAACTGCTTCTCGCTATCATCGTCAGTTACAATCTTGTACTGCACATCGTTACCCATAAAGTAGCCTACACGGATATTAGTAATATAACGTGCAAAGCCTGTTGACACACGATTATGAGCGTTATCTGGATTAGGTGACCCAGCCCAGCTCTTAATCTTAGTGTCAGCAAGGTAATACTTCATTAATTCCTTTAATCGCGGCACTTGCCGATCAATATGATGCCGAATGAACTTATACGCCGTTTCGTATAGCTGCATCGGATTATCTTTAATCGAATTAAAAAAGCTAATCGGAACTTGATATTGCCGATTAGCTTCTAAATCAAAGCGATGTTCTTGTGGAATTGTATTCTGCATTAAATATCAAGCCCCATTTCTCTAGCGATATGATACTGATTGCCCCAGTCGACACCCATTGAACCATCATACATATCCATATACTGCCTACAAGCATACCTTAAAGCATCCATTGCGTGGTTGTTTTCATCTTTAGGACGATTAAGCGTATTACCGATGTTATCCGTATCGAATACATAATTATTAAACTCATTCCACACATTTTTACATTTCGGGTGAACGTGGATTTTATACTGCCATAGTTGATCAATTCCCGCTTCGATTGGCGTCTTAACAACTGACTGAATATTATCTATACCCAAGTCTAAAAGCTGTTGTGTACGCTCTGGTGAAGCAGAATCAGCATAGATTGAAGCATGTTGGTAGCCGTTCTTTTTGAGCCATTCGGCAATGTGTGGCGTTGTTTGATGATACGTGTACATCTCATCATAAATCCAAATATTTTTGCCCTTTGGGTCAATCGCTAACGCAACAAAGGCGTTAGGGTCCCCACCGAAACCATAGTCAAGACCGAACCCGGCATGACCACACTCGGTAAGTTTTTCTTGTGGGTCAAAATCAACACGTTCGACGTTATCTTCAAAGACTAAGCCCTCACTTACTCCCCAGTCACCGTCAGCGGACACACGAGCACGTCTAGGATTTGTCTTGTATAAATCTAGGTAACGTTGCTTATCCTTCTCATCGAGCCACTCATTACATCTGAAAGTGGTCGTTTGTGCAAACGTGTCAGCCTTACGAGTTTGAGGGTCAAAGAATGTTCGCTTAAGCCAATGCTGAGCATTCCAGGGATTGAAAGTAATTGTTATCTGCTTAAAAGCACCAGGAGCGTCAATGCGACCACGAATTGATTCTTGTAGTGTTTCAAATTTATCTTCACTCTCAATCTCGTATGCTTCCTCAATCCAAACCCATGATAAATAACCATGTGTGACGGTAATAGAAGTCAGTTTCAGGGGTTTATCCATCCCCCGAAAGATGATTCGTTGTCCCGTTGGCTTATATACAATCACGGGCATTGAAGGATTACATTTAAATAGGTGTTCAGCATGAAAACGATGGATAGCCCATACAAGGTCAGCATATGTTGACTGCCTGTTAGTGTTTGAATAACGCCGTACAACAAGCAAGTTAGACCAGGGATACTTCATCAAACGATAAATCATATTGAGAGCGGTTGTCTTACTCTTCTTGCTGGCCCGTGAGCCTTTCACGACACGGTAAAAGTGCTTATCATGCCAAAAGTCGTAATATCCACCGCCCACAATCTTCTGTAAGCTAAGCATTTGCTCCATCACTCTCATCCCCTTTCTTGGTCTGTATCGTCTTCTTTATCTGACTTCATGTCGTCAGTAAAGACAATTTTTGTAATTCCAGTTTTATCATTCTTAAGTAACTTTGCTTTCTGCTCTGCAATATCTGCCTCAGCGTTAGCCTTGCGAATCTTGGCTTTGTCTAATTCTGGTGTGCTGTTATCTGACAACATGCCAGATAACTTAAGAATTGATGTTGCGGCTTGCAGCTTAACCATCTCTGACTTTGCATCCAGTAGGTTGATCAATGTTCTCAGCGCAAGACTCTTATATTTACCCTTAATTGCTCTTGAAGCATAGGTATTAAAGGCGGGCTCATACCAAGAGCGTTTACGCCAGTGAGAAACCGTTGTCTCATTTTTAAGCCCAATTTTAGGAGCAATTTCTTTATTACTATGATTGCCTTCAAAGTCAAGCATGATAAGGGTTTGTTGCTTCTTATTCAGTCTTGAAAAAGGGTCATTTGTTGCTCCATTTTGCTTCTTACTCAT